CGTTCTTTGGTGACTAATTTATCAAGCGAAGGGATCATGCCCCATGTCACTGAGAAAATGCTGGGGCATGAACTTGGTGGTGTCATGGCTGTGTACAACAAACATGACTGGCTGGAAGATCAAAGAAAGGCATATGAGCTGTACGCAGATAAAATATTTTGGCACGTTAAACAGCTCGGTTAACCCCTCCATCACAAATCCATTTCTCCACCGCTCTGCGGCTATACCGCGCCGGGTGCGTTAGCACTGGCGCAGGAAATCCATGCTGCTTACGCAGCCGCCAGAGTGCCGTTCTCGCCTTACCAATTTCGTCCATAACTTCTTTTTCACTCATAAAGTCGTGGTGCATATTCTTCTCCACACATTCCTGCTGCATCAGGTTTGTTTAGCCGTGACATGTCACGGCGTGTTGATACTCAATTTCAGTTCGTGCCAACCGCTGGTGGCCCAGCACGCTGCTTCACCCTGGCAAGGGCAGGACTGCACCGGCAGCTGATCGCCACACTTACCGCATTGCTGCTGTGCCAGCGCTTCAATCTGCTGCGCCAGTTCAGCGGCATCTTTCCGGATTAACAGCGCTATGTACTCGTTAAGCTCATACGGTTCACGACCGGGGCGGCGTGCGGCGCAGTTCTGCGCCAGCATCTCCAGTTCCTGACTATCCAGCGCCAGCTCCAGCTTTTTAGCACCGGCAGCGGCCTGTCTGGCACGCTGCGTGGCTTTGCGTTCGGCGGGGGATTTAGGCATTAACCCGCCTCCTTCAAAAAAATAATCCAGTGGGTTTTGTCGCCTTTGCCGGTACGCTGCCAGATGGTTGGCTTCTGTTCGGTTAGGGCAATTACCTGGCCTACCGGTATCTGTGTCTCATTCCATTTAAAAATCAGCGTGCCGTGTGGCCGCAAAACACGAAACGCCTCACTGAAACCGGCGCGGATATCATCGCGCCAGGTCTGCTTATCAAGTGCGCCATATTTTTTGCGCATCCAGCCATTCTCACCAGCGCGGTCGAGGTGTGGCGGATCAAAAACTACCTGAGCAAAGCTGCAATCAGGGAACGGTAGCGCGCGAAAATCGGCGATAACATCCGGGTTGATGTGCAGGTTTCTTCCATCACAAAGTGTGTGCTGCTCATTACGGATATCGGTGAATAAAGTCCGTGAATCAGTCTTATCGAGCCAGAACATGCGAGAGCCACAGCACATATCGAGGATTGGCTGTTCCATCACTCCACCTCCGGCGCTGCTGCCAGCATGGCGTCGTAAGCATCGCCCAAGCGAGACAGGCCATCCATGAACTGATCGCCAGCAGCAATCATCTCCTCTGTCGGCTCAACCGGTACCAGCTTCCAGCCATCGGGCACATGGTCGGCGGCGGGCACTGACTTAATACGCATTGGGTCATCGTAGCAATCTGACAAGAACATCCGACCGAGCTTTGTCACTCGGTGAGCTTTCGGAGTAATAAGCCCCAGCTCAACCATGATTGTCGTGATGGTATGGCCACAATGCCAATGGCATGCCTTCTTCAGCACGCTGTAACCCAGGAATGCCCGATAATCAGTGCGCCCGAAATTGGTTCCTTCGAATGCGGTCATGATTACTTCATCAGTGATTTGGGGAGCGTGGCGCATGGCATCAGGCTTCATTTCGCCTCCTTGATATCAGCCCGGAGGTGCAACTCACGACCATCAGGCAGCTTAAAAACTTTGATGTCGTCGGACTTCATCAGATGAAATGCGACGGCATGAATAGCCTGGTCGGTTACATCCTGCTTCTCTCCAGTGAAAACACGAGCGTCAGGATTACCGCCCTTAAGCGGCTTGGAGCGGCCTGCAAAAATTTTATTAGTTATACCGCTGAGGCCCACAGTGATTGGATTAGCCATCACTCACCATCCTTACCGGCGCGGAGTTGGGCGGCGAATTTTACAGCCTCGCTACTTGCATGCTGGTGGAGTTGCTCGCCATAACAGCCAGGCGATTCAACACGATACTTTTCGGCAATCGCATCATGTAGCTCTGCAAACATCTCCACACCCTCAGCCCGCACCGAGTTGAGGTAGGCGTCGGTGGCTGGGGTAGCGAGATTCGGCAGGAGCGCATAATCACAGATGGATGAGATATGGCTACCGAGGTAACTATCCTCTTCCGTGCGGGGCCGCTCATCTATCATCGTTGCACGCTGCAAAATCACACCCCATACAGTACAGTCAGTTTCTTCTGACCATCCGTCGCATGCATCACCACGGTAGTAGTCGATGTCGCTGTCTGCTGCTGCAATAGCCTTTTCAGCAGAATCATGCTCTTCAAAGCCGCTGTCTGTGCCATAGCTGAAAAAGCCGATTCCGCTTTTCAGAATGGCATTCTCAGCCGCCAGCTCATCACGCTGCTGCTCCAGCGCCTGGAATGCTTCGGCAATGGCGAGGATGTTGGCAGGGCTGCAAAGCTCCAGATAATCGCAAAGCCATGATGCTTCGTTTGAGTTGCTCCCGGTGGAGATTACAGCTTCGCCGCGACTCTCGCAGATTATCTCGTGGGCTTGTTTGCCGTCTTTATCCTGGCAAAGCGCGCTACTCCAATCGCTGCCGTGCCAGTCCGCAACAAACTTCGCTTGCTCAACTAATTCATTCAGCTTTTCCATCACTCACCATCCTTAACCCATGCATTCCAGATACAGCCCGCTGGCAATCAGACGGGCGCGGCGTTTTGCTGCTTCACAGTGGCGCTTCTTTGCCTCTTCAGAGCAGTCATTCCTGTGGTTGATCACCATTGGCTTACATGGCGGGGGAGCAACGCGGCGCGGACTTCTGACCAGGGTATAGGTGCGGTCAATTGATCCGCCACCGAGACAGACCTGATTGGATGCCTCAACCTGAAGTGTTTCACCACCGCGGCGCATGATGTGAAGAACCAAACGGTTGAACTCACTGAGGGTCATACCGAGTTGCTGCGCCAGCTCCCGACCCGTTCCCGGGCCTTTGGATAACTGCCAGGCGAGCTTTTCACTGAAACCAGCATTTGGGCCATTACTGCGGCGAAATTGGGCGACCTTTTTCATGACACCACCTTCAGCATTACGGTACGTGAGCGCAGCAAATCCATTTCCATTTGGGAAATGATGTTGATCGCTTGTGAAGTACCTGGAAGCTGTTGATTACCTATAGTTGACACAGCCCGGCGCGCCTCACCGAGTGCTTCACCGCGCAGTGTTCGAATCCACTGCTCGCAGGCTGGCGTAGCAAGCGCTGCATTCAGGTCATCAATCAGGGTCATATCAGCCCCAGCAACCTGAAGCGCGTTGATGGTGTCAGGCAGAACGCTGTTGATACGCAGTACCTCTGCAGCCATCAGATTGGCGCGAACGGTGGCAACGTCGAGACGCGACGACAGCTCAGTCACCATCTTTGCCATTTCGATCAGAGGAGTATCCATCCCGATGTTCTTAGCGAACTGGTGGCCGGCAGCGACGACTTCTTTATTCGATTTGAAATGATGCATGTCATCGCCCTCAGTGAATGGTGATGGTGCTGTTAAGGCGCTCAGCTTCGTTCTGCGCCTTAATTGGATTGGTGACTACAGAGCCGTCAGGCAATATCCAGCCGTTCAGGATATGGCTATAGGGCAGGGTGATGATGCCTACGGTTATATGGTCGTTCGGCTTTTCCATGAAATTCTCCACACACGATTTTTGGTTGCATGAATCCCTTGCCAGTGATGGCAATAAAAACTTTTGGGATTCGTTTAAGTTGGCTGGTGGGTTACTGCAATAACCCACAGCCCGATTACTCCACACACTTGAAAGGTTGCTGCGGTGCCGGGTGCCTCCCGGTGCTCTGGTCAGACTGACAAATACCAGAGCGGAAACTCTTAGACTGTGTGCAATCTTTGTCAGTCTTCCGCGCGCGCTGGCCGCATTCACCACAACGGATAGAGTATTCATAAACGGCTTAGTGGTGCGCCTCCAAATACTCTTTCCTGTTGTGTGCCGGTCTTTCCCGGCTGCCAGTTCTTTATTGCCATCTGAACTCATCGGCCTAACGAGTTTTAACGACTTTTACCGTTTGCATAGTCTTGTCGCCGCTAATATCGGTAGCAGTACCGCTACTTGGTGGACATTTATTGAGACCGTCTTGAAGTAGTAAGCCATCCAGTCTCGTTCAAAGAACTTTCGAAAATTCTTTCAGCGAGGCTTGCTCTAATCTTTTTAAAAAAGGCGGTTAAACAAACCCTCATGAGTAACTGCCAACACAGCAATTCCGTACTCTTAAAACGCTGGTCCGCGAACCACGTTTTCAACATCACACTGCACACGCACCACACCGGCATCACCACAACAGACAACATCAGCATCAGGGAAGAGCCTCAAAAAGGTAATCAGGTCCCGGACCGTTGTGTTCGACATGTTTTTAATTAGCTTCATTTCTTCTCCACACAGTAGACAGTTACGCCTGCAAACGTTTGTGCTGTCTTGATGAAGAAACAATAAATCGAATATGCGATATTCGCAAGTGTTTAATTGCGCAATATGCAAATATAATGCGGCAGGCACAAAAAAACCCGGACAAGCCGGGTGTTTTTTGAACTGGAAAGGATCTAAGCGTGGCGCTTGAAAGCTTGAGACTGGCTAATCATGACTTTGCCAAATATGTAGAACCTGTGTTCATTTGCCTCGTCAATGAACCAGTCGCGATAGCGTGTGTTATCGGAGATCACCAGCAGTTTATCCGGGATCATTTGAAGTCGCTTAATGTGCACTTTACCGTCAAAGCCAAACACATAGATGCCGTCACTATCGAATTTATTCACTGATATATCTACGAAAACTAAATCACCTGGCTCAATAGTACCTGACATACTATCACCGCCAACGTTGACCATTTTCACCATCTTCGCAGGCTTCCCGCTGAAGAAAGATTTAGCGTGCTCAGAGTTATATTCAATAGAACGAATGACATCCACGGTGTCACTACTTACGAATGCACCAGGTCCAGCGCTCACGGTTATATCAAGTAAGTCGACACGATACACATCCTCCCCCTTGCCATCCTTTACGTTATCCTTACTGTGATTATATACAGTAATTTCAGGAGGGGTGGGAGTAAATAATTCAAAAAGACCTACTTCAAGAGCCTCAGCTATTTTAATAAGCGATTGCTCCGTAAATGATTTTTGTTTTCCTGTCTCAAGTCTGGAGATATTTGCCTGATCCACGCCAACAGCTTCGGCCAGATCGCTCATTTTCATACCTCGCTGTAAGCGAAGCTCTCTGATGCGGTTTCCTATGTTCATGACCCTATTTAAATGTTGGTTTGCACGAAACGCAAATCAACTTGCGCAATCCGCGTGCATGCAATATTATGCGTATTACGCAATTAAAGGAGGTATTTATGGTCACACCGTTAAGAAACTTGCGTAAGGCGCAAGGAAAAACATTGAGCGATGTAGCTACAGCGATTCGTCTTGATGTTGGCAACCTGAGCCGTATTGAACGAGGTATCCAGGTCGCCTCGCTGGAAGTCGCTGAGAAGCTGTCGGTCTTCTTCAAAGGCGAAATTAGCGAGCTGGAAATTCTTTATCCGCAGAGATACCAAACCGGCAATGAAAATGTATCACCCGTTTCGTTGACAGCAAAACCACAGTAAGAGGATTCAAGCAGTGGGTAAACCAGAGTGGCAAATTGAAAGGCAACCGGCATGGCTGGTGGCAGCAATCAAGAAGACTATTTCAAGTCTACCGGGCGGGTATGCAGAAGCAGCTGAATGGCTGGGTGTGACTGAAGATGCACTGTTCAATCGCCTGCGTACTAATGGCGATCAGATTTTCCCAATGGGCTGGGCGATGGTTCTGCAGCAGGCAAGCGGCACCAAGTACATCGCTAATGCTGTATCCCGTCAGTCAAACAGTGTCAACGTTCCGCTGGTGGACATTGAAGATGTTGATAACGCGGATATCAATCAGCGCCTGATGGAGTCAGTTGAGTGGATTGGCAAGCACTCAGCCTACATCCGCAAAGCAACAGCTGATGGCGTGATTGATGCAAATGAACGTGAGCAGATCGAAGAGAACAGCTATCAGGTTATGGCTAAGTGGCAGGAGCATCTGACGTTGCTGTATCGCGTATTTTGCCCGCCAGAAAAGGTGAACGCCGCAGGATTGCAGCCCGCGGCGTTCGATGCGACTAAATCAACGTGTGTGGAGAACTAATCGCGTGATCAATTTAACCAGATTATCAGGGTTACCGCAATTCCGTTGCCTTCCATCGACTGGTGGCCGCTTGAGCAGTGAGCCGCTGCGGTATGTGCTCAATGTACCAGGCGTCAGCGAAGAAGTTAACCACAGCTTTGTTGACTGGGCTGTGGGCGATGCTAACCAGCGAATGAAGGCAACCAAATGCGAGAGCTCGACCGTATCTTCCGAGATAAGCGCGGCATCCCTGTGCGGGTCATTCGCTGGGAGCCAGAGAACGACAGGGTTATCTACCTGCGCGGCAACTACGAACATGGCGAGTGCTTTAGTTCTCTCGAACGGTTCAAGCAGTATTTCAGGGAGGTCGAATTAATTCATGAGCCTACTTCTGAAAGTTAAACCATTGGTGATAAGCCCTGAGCTTGCCCAGCGCATTGGTCTGAATGAGGCTATTGTGCTGCAGCAGATTTGTTATTGGCTGGAAGACACTACATCCGGCGTCGAATATGACGGCAAACGCTGGGTTTATAACAGCATTAACGCCTGGAATGAGCAGTTTCCATGGTGGACCGGCAAGACGATACAAAGAACGGTTTCTTCATTAAGAAAAATGGGTCTGATTTATGTTGAGCAGCTTAAAAAGAAGCAGCACGACCAGACTAATTATTACGCTATTAACTACGCAAGCCCTTTATTGACCGATAGGGACAATTTGTCCCTATCGAGAGAGACAAATTGTCCTGATCGAAAAGGTCAATCTGTCCCTATGGATAAGGTCAAGTTGTCCCAATCCATCGGGTCAATTTGTCCCACTCTTACAGAGAATACAACAGAGATTACTACAGAGATTACAACAACCCCTTCTTGTCAGGTTGCGGGGCAACCCGACCATGCCCCTGATGCAAATCAGGCTGCTTTTAGCGTGCTGGAGCATCTGAACCGCGCAGCAGGAATGCGCTTTCAGAAATCAAAATCCTCACTGGCACCAATTCGCGGTCGCCTGGCTGAAGATTTCACTGCTGATGAACTGATCCTCACTGTGGATTACTCAATCGCGAAGTGGGCTGAAGACCCAAAAATGTGTGAGTACGTCCGACCAGAAACAATTTTCCGTCCGGGTAAGTTCCCTGGCTATCTGAGTTCCGCGCAGAAGTGGGATAAAGCGGGGCGGCCTAAATGCATCAACGGTAAGTGGCAGCGTGATGTGATGGCTATCTCATCAATGGACTATGAAATTCCTAACGGCTTTCGCGGCGCATAAGGGGATAGAGCGATGATTAACCACGAATCAAAAATTCTTGAACTGATTACCCGCAATGGCCCGCTGAAGGTCCGCGATCTCTGCAAGCTCACTGGCCTGCATGAAACTTCAGTGAAGCGCTTCATCAAACCGTTGTTCACCAGAGGGAATCTCAAGCGGTCCAGCGACTGGAGTTATTCGATTAACACTGACCCGTTACCGGTAGAGAGCGAGAAATTCAGCAAAATGGCGAAGCAGGCCAGCGAACTGGAGGCCAAAGGGTTCTGGCTGCGTGCAGCACAGGTATGGCGTGAAGCAATGCTCGCGGCAAAGTTCGATGCATCCCGCAATGAAGCCAAAGAGAACTGCGACCGCTGTGCCGCAAGAGGCTCGCTTAACTGTGGCAGCTATGGCGGGCTTGATACAGGCCGTATTGGCGAAAGCTTCCTGAGTGAGGATCGCCAATGAAAGCGCACCTGAAGAGCCACTACCAACGCAATGAGATTTTTTACCAGGCCATCCGCACCGCAGCGGTGATGATTGCCGCCCTGATTATTGTCCTGACATGGGAGCTGACCACAGCATGAGCACATTAGCGCGCATTTACGACGACAAGAAAAATAGCGATACCGATATCAC